GGAGCCATCGCTGCCGAGCAGCCCGCTCATGTAGGAGAGCTGGTTGTAGGGCATTTGCTGCTGATAATTCCACGCATTCACATTCTGGTTGATGTTGTTCTGCGTCTGCTGCTGCAGGCCCGCGCCGGTCGAGAGCAGCTGCTGGCCCGGCTGGTAGGTACCGGCGTCGATCGACGGGGCGAGCGCGGAGGCTTGCGTCATGGTGTTCAAGCCCGTGTCGTACTGGCCGCCGTAGAGCTGGGTCGCGAGATTGTTCATCTCATCCGACTGCACGGGCAAGCTCCCGATGATGTTACGGCCGGATCCCGCGAACTCGGTCGAGAGCTGATTCTGCACCGCGTTCGCGCCCTGTTGGAACGTCTGCTGCAAGTAGGGGTTGCTCGAGGGATTCAGCAATGCGCCCGAGGTTTCGAACTCATTCGCGTTCTGCGCGCCCTGCGATGCGCTCGGCTGGCTTGCGGCACCGACGATCGAGTTGATGCCCTGCTCCTGCACGGAGTTCAAGGGCGCGACCTGATTGCCGGGGTAGTACTCAGGGCCCGCGCCGCTGGTCAGTTGCTGGCCGGTCTGCAACGCCTGCGTGTAGTACGGTTGCAGCCACGAGGGAACCGTGGTCTGCGAGACGGTGTTTGTACCGCCGCCCCCGCTCATCGGTTGATCCCGCCACCGCCGCGAATCGGCATCGTGGTCATGCGGCCAGGCACGTAGCCGCCGCCCACGCCATTGGGCGCACCGCCCGACATCGCTGCATTGCCCGTGCCGCCTGCCACGTACTGCGGCCCGGCGAGCGCCTGCGTCATCTGATTCCAGTAGCCGCCGGTCAGCTGCGGATTGACCGCCATGGTGTTCGTGGGATTGGCGCTCGACTGCGGCTGCGTGAAGCCGGGCGCGATCTGGCTTTGCGGCGATTGCATGCCGCCGGTGCCGGAGAGAATCTGCTGCAGCCACGGGCTTAAAGATTGCATGTTGCCGACGCCATTGCCCATGCCCTGCGAGGATTGTGGATTACCGCTCATAGTTCGTCCTGTAGGATGACTCCGACCTTTTTGAGATTCACGAAGCGCTCCCAGCCGGGCCGACCGTAGGTGCGCACCACATCGATGCCGTTCGCGCGGCCCCACGCTTTGCCCGCTTCGAAGCCGGCCTTGATCGCTTCGATTCCCCGGCCGCCGAAATAGACGATCGTGCCGACCTTCTGTGCGGGGAATTGCTGGATCGCGACGATTGCGGCGAACTGATCGGGCTCGTGAAAGAGCAAGTACACGCCGCGCGCGAGTGCGATCAGCACATCGAGTTCGTTCTCATCGCCCTGGCCGCGCTCGACCGCCGCGGTGATCCAGTGCTCGACTTGCGGCCACACGGCGCGCAGCTCGTGGGGCTGCACCACGACCATCTAAAACGGCCCTCCGGTCTGTGAGTAAATACCGGCGCCGGTGAGCGCGGCCGCGGCGCTCGAGGAGATGCGCACGCGGGTGAATTGGCCGTGGGCGCGAATCGAGCAGAGCTTCGTGAGCTTGTTGCGCGCCTGATCGCGGGAGTACTTCACTGGCAAGTCCATCGCATTTCGCGTGCCGATTTGCGCGGTGGGCGTGTCGGTGCAGGCGATGATCGGGCGCACATCGACCGCGTAGCGCGTCATACCGTCGGGCCAGGTGAGGTCACAGCTTTCGACGTAACCGGCCTGCGTCGACCCGGTGAGGGTCGCATAGGTGTGCGCTTGGTCGATGATGCCGATCTGGTGCTTGGCGCCGGTGTTATCGGCCCACAGCAGCTCGACCGCAATCGCGGCCTTCGTCCACCGCTGCATGACCGGGTTGTAGAGCAGGAGCGTGTCCGGCAGCGTGTTGGCGCCCGTGGGCACCGCGAACATCACCGAGCGCGTGTTGGCATCGTAGCCTGCGCTGATCGCACCCAATGCGGCCTGGTTGACGTTCGTCTTGAACCACTGATCGATGCCGACTGTTTGATCGGCGGAGGTGCCGATCGGCGTCACACTGTTGCCGTCGGTCGAGTAGAACCCCTCGTCCGAAACGAAGTAGACCGTCTGATCGACCGCGATCACGCAGTTGCGATTAAGCGCGCCGTGTTTCTTTTCGTAGGGCGCGAAGGTGAACACCACAGAGCCGCCGACGTAGGTCATGCGCGTGATGCCGAAGCGCTGAAACACGATGCCAAATTGCGGAAAACCGGCGATGTACTGAACCTGGCCAAAGTCAGCCGTGAGATCCTCGTAGCCTGCTTGGACGGCGAGCGCGGCGTTCGTGAGCGGTGTCGGCCACTGCGTCTGATCGCCGATCGCCGACCATTGCACGCGGTAGGGGAACGAATTCAGCGCGAAAACTTGAATGTAGTCCGTGGGAGTGGGCGGCAACGTGAAGGTGAGCGTCACGACCCCGGTGACATAATTCACGGTACCCGTCATGCCTGGGGTCGAGAACACGCCCTCGCCGTTGTCGACGCACGCGATGGTCGGATAAGGTCCCGACGCGAATGAGCCGGCATAAACGTAGAACGGCGCGAGCGGCACATTGGTGAGCGTCGTCGTGAACGTCGTCTGGACATTGTTGCCGACGCCGATCTCAACAAAACTCTCGGTCGATACCGAACCTGATGGCGGCGACCAGATGTCGCCTAAGACCGCGAACTGGTTGATGACGCCGACCACGGAGCCTGAAGGCGAGCCGGTGGGCGGGGCGAAAGCCGAGCCGCCGATCGCCATCGACTGAAAGCGCGTGCCCACGGTACCGAACCAAAAGCTGTAAAGCACCGACACCTGCGGCGGGGTGAATGCCGCGATGATGAATGGGCCAAACTGCGCAAATGACCAGGCCGCCGCAAAGAACGTCTGGCCACCTGAGACGTCCGTCCAGCCGCTGCCGTTCCAGTGGTAGAGATGGGTTCGCGTGCCGGCGTAGACCTGCGGTGAGCCTTCCTGATCGATCGCGGTGAAGCACCCCAAGCACTGCGCCGGCAGCGGCGTGCCTTGCTCGACGGCCGTCGGCAGCGAGCGGTAGTTGCCGTTCGCAAAGTACACGTTCAGGCAGTCGGCCACGGGCACTTCCATGACCGTCGCCGACACGGGAACCGGAATGTTGGCGACGTCCGGCACCCACGGACCGAACATCACCGAGAGAAGATCGGGCATCAGCCTACGTCGATCTGCATGGTCGCACCCGACCACTTATCGGCCATATCCTTGGCGATGAGGCCGGCGAGCTTTGTGGCATACATCGACTGCCACATCTCGATCTGCTCGGCGTCCTTCATGAACGGGCCGACCTCGAGCATGCACGCGGCCAAGAGCACGTCCGGACACTCGCTCGTCATCCAGGTGACGCCATTCGCGGCCGTGAGCACGGAGGCTTGGCTGTAATACGTGCCTTGGATCGTGTAGCCGGCATCCGGCGAGGGGCCAAAAATGAAATTACCCAAGTCTCGCGCGACGAATTGCGGGATGCCGATCGCGGTGCGCTGCGGATAGTTGTCATAGATCCACTGCGGATCTTTGAAATCGAGCGTGATGACATCCCCCGCTTCATCCACCACCTGCATGGCTTTGAGCGATAGGTAATCGGCTGGCACGGCGAGCGTGCCGCCGACGCCTGAGATCGCGCCCGTCAAGGCCTCCTCCATCGCCTCGATGCCTGATCCCATGTTCTGCAGGAAAATGTCGCGATAGATGCGCTGCTCGCCGAACTGGATGTAGTAATCGATGAAGGGCGCGAGATCGTCGCGGTGCGAAAAATCGATGATGGCCTGCGTGAGCGTCGTGTAGTCCTTGACGCGCGGCATCAGAGATTCACGTCAGCCACGGTGCGAAACGCCGCGTACTCGGGCCTCTTTAGGATTTCGACGATCGCCTTCGCGTCGCCGGGGTTGAAGAAGTCGAGGCCTGTGTCGTTGCAGATCTGCATGATGATGTTGAACGGCACCGTCATGGTCTTGCGAAACTCGTGTTTTTTCTGCACGCGCGAATCGAGCGAACGCTCGTAATGCGCGAGCTTCAAATGCTCCTCGATGTCCTGGTGGTAGCTCAAGATGAGGTTGCCGTCCTCCTCATGCGCGCGCACCACGTGCTCGCTCTGCAGGTCGTGGTCGACCGGCGGAACTTGGCTCACGAGGTGAGCTCCACCACGTAAAGCGTGCCGCTGCCGCTATCCCCGCGCGCCGCGATTTTCTCACCCGGCGAAATGCCGAGCATCAAGCCAGGATCGGTGCTTTTCAGCAGCCACGTTGTCGAACTGGCAACGGGGCTCGCACCGATTTCGATATGCACGTTCGAGGTGCACGAGAGCATGATCGCGTACGTGTTTGCGCCAACGGCGGAGGATTGCGCGGAGCCAGAATTCGTGAACGCGACCGCCTGATCGGTGCCGGGGATCGTGCGATATCGAGTCAGGCTCGTCGACATAAATACTCCCAAAAAAAAGGGCCGAGCCCGCGAAGGCCCAGCCCTGTTACATCACCGATCGATCAACCCAGCGTGTCGTAGATCGCCGCGTGCGCCTTCTCGTTGCGCTGCTCGAGCGTGTACTCGACCACCAGCTCCCATTGGTCGGAATCGCCGACCTTCGCGAGCGGAATGGTGGTGAAGGGACGCAGGTACGCGACCGCGAGGTACGCCGGCTGGATGAAGAACACGTCGGCCGAGTGAGCCAGGAAAATATCCGGGATGATCTTCACGTCGCCGAAGTCCGACTGGTAAATATCCACTGCGGTCGCCAGGGTCTTATCTTTGACCTGGATGAAGCGCGTGCCGGGCCCGGCGAACGCCGAGATGTTCTGCTTGTTGGCCGGCGAGACCAGCGCGTACTCCGGGCAATCACCCGAGTTCTTGTAGCACAGCTGCAGCACGTTCTTCACCTGCGCCTCGGTCAGCGCCTGATTGGTGCCATACGTGCGCGCCAGGGTGCCGTTCAAAGAGGCCGGATTTGCGCCGCCCGTGCCGTACGTCACATTCGTGCCGAGCCAGGTGGGCAGGCCCGCCATGTTGCGCGCGGTTGTGGACGTGCCCGCAGCCTTTGGGTTGTTGTAGGTGAGAATGCCCTCCATGTCGCGCTTTAACTCCTTGCTCTTTTTCATGAGCTGGTAGCCTTTCTTGTTGGTGGCGCCGGCGGCGACAACGACCTGAGAGGTACCGGAGAGCGAGATCGTTTTCACGCTGATCTGGGTGTAGTTACCCAGGCGCGTTGTCGGCGAGAGCGTCTGCGGCGTCGGCGTGTCACCTTCGACCGCGGCATTCGCCGTGTTCTGCGCCGCGAGGGAATCCGTATCCCACTCGTGATAGGTCTGCGCTGCTTTGGCCTTTTTCGCCATATTCAATAGCGGTGTTTTGATCGGATCCACGTTGTAGATCGCGTTCGAGAGATCTTCTCGAATGTTGGTCTGGGTGTACACCTGATAGGTGTTCGTCGGAACGGCCATGAGTTACTCCAAAGGGTTAGATGAGCGTGTCGAAGAACGCCGCGCCCGCATCCTCATCGCGAGGGTTGGCGACAAATCGATCACGCGCTTGCTGTCGGGTTGCTTGCGCCGGGTTTCGGTTCGTGCGCACACCGGGCCGGGCCATGGGCGGAGCTGCGCGTACACGTTTGGCAGCCTCGGGTGCCGCCGCTTGGAGAGCATCGAAGCGGGCAATCTTGTCCAGCGCGATCAAAAATCGGCTGTCCCAATTGGCCCACTGCGAGATCTCGGCGTCGGAAAACCCGAGTTTGCGACCTGCACTCACTGCTGCCGTTCTGTCGGCACTGAACTTGATCTGATCCGTCCACTCGGGACGGTACTGAATGAGCTTTTCTTGCTCTTTCGGCAGATTTGCCGCGAGCTGCTGCTGCATTTGCTGCTGCGCCTGCTGTTGACTCTGGGTCAACGCGGCCTGCGTCTGTTGCAGGTGGTTTTGGATCTGCGCCTGGCGCTGTTGGAAGTCCATCTGCTTGACCGCCCACTGCGCGGGGTCAGCGATGCGAAGCTGATCCCAGTTGATCGCCTGGTACTCGCCCAAGAGCTGCTGCTGCGCGAGCTGGCCCAGCTGCTGCGC